ATACCGGGACAAAGCTTGACAAGAGATGCAGAAAATCCTTATCCTTGGGAAACTCCACCAGATTTTACAAATCCTAGAGAAGCTTTAGATGATATTGTAGGTTCTTTAATGCAACCTGAAGCTATGAAAAATATTGTTTCTGCTTTAGCTCAAGGTGCAGCAGTTGCAGATTTAGGAACTGCTATTTTATATGCAAAGTTTAACGAAGGTAAAATAAATCCTGATGTTATGATGATGTTAGCCGAGCCAGTTATGTATACTATTATGGCTATAGGTGAAGAAGCTAACATTAAATATAATATAGAAGGTGATGACTTAGATGAATTTGATGAAGAAGATGAGTTAGAAGATGGAGATAATAAATTAAATGAATTTAAAAACGCATTAACAGATATTAAGAAAGGAGCTACTAAAAATATAGAGCCTTCTAAGATTGATACTAATGTAGTTCCTGAAAGTATATTAGCACAAGTAAAAGAAAAAGGTCCAGAGATAAAAAGTTTATTAAGTAAAGGAGAAGAGTAATGGCTATAGAAGATTATTTTAAAGGTAGTAGTCAAGCATACGGTCAGTTAGCTGGTTCGTTATTAGCTGGTAGAAGAAAAGAAGATAAAAAAGAAGCTAAGAGAGCTTTACTAGCTTCTGTAGTTATGAATACTTTTGGAGCTTTACAAAACCAACAAAAACAAAGTATTATTGATTCTTCTAATGATGTTAAAGATAAGTATCAAGATATATTTGATAATAATGAAGAAATATATAATAAAAAAACACAAGCTAGAGCAGACTATTTAAGTTATAAAGAAAATCCTGATGCTTATATAGAAAAAAAAGCTTCTGAATTATTTAATCAAGATTTAGAATTACAAGCTCAATTAGGAACTAATCCTTATTCAAGGATAAGTAAAGCAGATTTAACTCCTGAAAGTTATGAATCTGCGATGTCGCTTTTAGATGAAAAAAGAAAAGAAGCTAAAGATTATATAGAAGCTCAAGCTGGAAATGCAGCAGTAACTACACAAACCTTTACAAAATTTAATCAAGCAGCTAAAGAAGAATATCAAGCTGCATTAGCTGCAGTAGAAGATGACCCTTATAAACAAGGACTTATTAAATCTGCATTTAGTAAAATTTTTGGTGTTGGTGAACAAAAGAAAATGGAACTTTTAAAAGCTTTAGAAGATGCAAAAGCTAAAAGAGTTCAACAAGAATCTACAATACCTTACATGGAAACTGTTAAAGGCAGAGAAGAATTAATAAACAAAGAAATTAAAGCAGGTGAAACTAAAGCCAAAGAAGATAGTTTTTTCTATGAAACAAAAGCTCTTAAAAAAGAGAAAAAAGAAAAAGAAGTTTTAAAATCTATAGAAGATGCACAATTTAAAAATATTATAGAAGGCTCACAAGAAGCAAAAGAATTAGAAGATAATATTATTTATGCATATAGAAAAGGTTTAAAAATTAGTAAAATAAAAGAACTTGATGAAATACAAGAAAATAATTTATCAGACTTTGTTTCTACATTTACTAAAGTAGAACGTATCAGAGAAGATGCTCCTAATTTAGACCCAACAGATTTCTTAACAGTTAAAGAAAGAGACTTATATGATTTAGGTATGGGTATAACTAGAGATGAAATGAACGCTACAGAAGAAATAAGAAACAAAGACAATAGATTAGAAGTTGTTTCTCAAATAAATTCAATGATAGGTCAAGAAACTGAAGCTAGTAAAATATTATCAATGATAGACGGTGACTTTGGAACAGACGGTCAAGATGCTACAGGTTTATCTAGTGTTTATGTTAGTAATGTCATAAGAGCTAAAACACATCTTATGAACAAATATGATATGAATGATATAGAAGCTTTACAAACTGCAATGGATATGCAATTAGAAGGAGTTTCTATAGGAAAAGGTGGAAGTACTACAGATGATGAATATAATAGAGGTTGGTTAAGAAGACAGTTCACTTTTCAAGAACCTACTCATGGTATTGAATATGTAAATCCGGATGTAGAAAATTTACCAATTATACCAGATACAGCTAATGTACATGCTCAAAATTTAAACGAGTATAAATACTTACAAAATAGAAAATATAAAGATGATGAAGGAAATGAACAAACTTTAAGACCTGATAGAGTTGGTAAAGAATATACTGTCGATGATGAAGACTTTACAGTTTCGTTTGTTGTTCAGCAAATAGACGATACTTTAAAATGGGTTCCATCAGTAACTTATAAATAAGGATTAACCTACATGCCTACTACATTTGGAGACCTTAGTAAATACAAACAAAATACTAACGCATTTACTGTGTCTAGTTATGTTCCTCAACAAAAATACACTCTTACTGATTTAAGAAAAGACGAAGAATTTAATAAAGTAACAGAAAGATTTTTAACATCTTTAGGAGAAGGAGAAACTGTTGGAGATTTATTTGGTTATTTTAGAGGTGCTGATTATAATTTAGCTGATGCTACTCAAATGGTTTTTGATAGTGGTAAGTTTACTGACCAACAAAAAACAGATTATCAATATCTACGTAGTAAATTTGATAATGCAGATGTAGGTGGCTTTGGTGAATGGGTACGTGCAGGTGCTAATGTTACTAAAGAAATTGTAACAGACCCTACTATGATAGCTAGTGCTTTACTTGTTCCTTGGACAGGAGGAACTTCTGCTGCAGCTCGTATAGCTGCTGGTAAAGCTGTACAGTCTAGTTTAAAAAAATTAGCTAATAAAGAAATAGCTGAAGGTGTTGCTAAAGGAGTAGCTAAACTTCCCGGTCAAAAGATAAAAGCTCCTATGAGTAAAAATGCTAAAACTGTTGCTGCTAGTACAGAAGGTTTTATTTATGGCAGCACTGCAAACTTTACTAAACAACATGCAGATGTAAATACTGATAGAAGAGAAGAAGTAAGTCCTGAAGAAAGTTTAGCTATGGGAGCTGTAACTGCAGCTATTCCTGCTGTTTTAAGAGGAGCTGGTGCAGGATATACAAAGTTTAATAAGTCTATAGCTGATAGAAGAGCTGCAAGAATTGATGGTAACGAAGATTATAAGTTAGGTACTATTGATAAAGTAATAGAAAAAACAGATGCTATAGTAGACTACGTTACGCCTAATATGAGAAAACTTACAGGTTTTGTTAATAAACCTACTGCTTTATTATTAGATAAAATGGAAGCTTCTCCAACACTTGACAAACTTGTAAAATATTTTAGATATGATGCAGCTAGAAGCATAACTGCAAAAGATTATGATATATCTAAAAAAGTTTCAAACAGAAGTTTTTATGAAGATGTCAACTCCTTAATAGGTTTTAGAAGCGAACAGTTAAAAGCTATTTTAGACCCATTAAAAACTAAAGGCACAGTTACAGTTCCTAAATTAGGTTCAAGAGATTCGTTTTTTAAAATTCCATTTAAAGATGCTCCTAAAGCAGAAACACAAAGTTTTTTTAAACGTCAAAGAATTGCAGACAATGTTAATGATGCACTAGCTTATTACTTAAGAACAGGTAGGAAAACTGTAACAGTTGATGGAAGACAAATTAAATTAGAAAAAGCTTTTAACTTAACAGATAAGACAACAGACGATGTCATAACAGCCGGTCAAAGTATTAAAAAACTAATGACTGAAATTAGAAACGATGCAAAGAAAGAAGGTTTAGAAATTGGATTAATAAAAAATTATTTACCTAGAGGTTTTTCTTATGGAGATGTTAAGACTGAAATAAGAAATTTGGATAAAGGTATAGAAGGTAAGTTAGTTAAAGAGTTAAAAGCTAAAGAAGGTTTAAAAACTAATGATGAAGTTAAAGAGTTATTAGAAGAAATAATTAATCCTTCTACAGTAACTGGTAAAAGCTATACTGAATTAGCAACTATTGGTAAAGGAGCTACCAAGGGAGCATATTTTTCAAAACGTACTCCCGGTTTAACAAAAGAGAGAACTCTTAAAAACATAGATGAAAATAATATTCTTGATTATTTAGACAATAATGTTGAAAATTTATTAAATGATTATATACATCAATCTTCTAGTTTTATTCAACGAAAGTCTGGATTAGGGGAAGATTTAGATGAGTTTATAGTAAGATTTATAAATCCTATAAAAGAAGAATTAGCTTCTAAAGGTAAAAAACTTACATCAGAAGAATATAAAAGATTAGAAAATATTTATTTAGTTACTACTGGTCAAGTTCAACAAATAGATAATGTAATCGGTAGAACTTTATCAGACATTGCTGTAGTTGGAAACCAATTAGCTTTACTTCCTCTTGCTACTATAACCAGTTTATCAGAAGTTGCTGTTCCTTTAGTTAGAGGAGCAGGTAAAAAAGCTTTTCAAAAAGGTAAAACAGAGTCTGGTGTAGATAAAGGAGGAATAAGAATACTCTGGGAAACTGCAGGAGACTACAGAAAGATGTGGTGGAATGATGTAGTTAAAAAAGATATTGCAGATGCTAGACCAGAATCTTTAAAAGAGTTAAACAGATTTAACAGAGCTATGAATAGAGCTGGAGAAGACAGGTCTCTTGCTATGTATGGTCAAGGTTTTGGAAGACGTGCAACTCAAGCACAAAATAAATTCTTTAAAATAAATTTTCTACATGACTGGACAAGATTTGTACAGCTTACAAGTTTTAATGTTGGTAAAGCTAAGATGTATGAAAACTTACATGAACTTGCTACGAATAAAAGTATTTCTGCAAAAAGAAAGATAAGACTTACTAACGAATTAAAAGAATTAGGTGTAGATGTAACAGCAGGTAAAAGATGGGTTCAGTCTGGAGGCAAAGCTTCTGGTAAGTTTTATGATGAAAACTTTTTACCTAGTGCTGCAAGATATGTAGATGAAGTTATTATGAATCCTACTGCTGCAGCTAACCAGAAACCTTTATGGCATTCAATGCCTAGTACAAGATGGGCTTTTGGTTTAATGGGATTTCCTACTGCTTTTAGTAATACTGTATTAAAAAATGCAGCTAGAGAAGTAGCTAAAGATGTTAGAGGTAAAGAGTTTGTAGGAACTCCTCAAGTTTTTTCAGGTGTTACTGCTATGACAGCTATAGCTATGTTTGGTAATACTCTTAGAAGTAAAGGTCAAAATTTAGAAGACCTTGAAAGTGGCGAAAAAGATATAGGAGATGAAGTTTTAGATGCTGCAGTTAGAACAGGTTTATTAGGACCAACTGAACAATTATATAGAACTCAAAAAGGTTTAGAATATGATAACTTTATAAGGTCTGTTACTCAAAGATTTACAGGTCCTGCAGTTGATGACATATTAAGAATATTTGATGACTGGACAGGTCCATTAACTTTTGCAGTTGATGAAGTTCCGGGAATAGCTTTGTTAAGAAGTACAAATCCTGAAGCTTATAAAGAAATAAAATCTGCTGCTAGAGAAGCTGATAAAGCTGCAGGTTTAACTAGAAAAACAAAAACTAAAGAAGAAGAAGAAGAAGTTTACATACCTTTATATTCAACAGGCGGTTTAGTAGAAGGTAAGGATGACGTACCATACACTAAAGAAAATCCAGCAGATAGAGTTGACCCTTTTACAGGTAGTCCTTATTCTGAACAAATGGCTAGGTTAGGTTTAGCTGAAGGTGGTATGCCTAAATCACAAACAAATAAAATAAATGTTTATTTTTATTTAAAAGAAAAAGGATTAAGACATGAGGCTATTGTTGGGATAATGGCTAACATAGATAAAGAAACAGGTATAAAAGTTTTTAATGAACAATCAGGTAGAAATGAATATAAAGGAACTTTTAGTTACAAACAACAGGAGGTTGGTAATAGTAAATTAGGTAAAGGATTATTTCAACTTACAACAAAATTACATAAAGAAGGTTATCAGCAATTTTTAAAAGACAATAATTTAAAAGATTCTAATGAAGCTAACATAGATTATTTTTTAGATACAATATTAAATCCTAAAAGTAAAATGAGAGAGCAAATAGGTGGAAAAAATTTAGATGATTTAAGAGAAGTTTTTAAAAAAGGAAATATCAAAGAAGTTACAGAAGCTATAAATAATAAATGGTTAAAACCCGGAACTTATGGTAATCGTGAAGAAAATCCAGAAGCTCATTTAAAAAATTTAGAAGATAGAATTGTTAGAGCTGATAAATTAAATAAAGAAGTTGATACATTTAATAAACAATTTAATTCTGTTTCTGAAAAAGATTTTCGTTATTTACCTACTAATGTTAATAAAATACTTGAAACATTTTCAAAAGTAAAAGGTAAAGTATATTTACCAAAAGAAGAATCAGATAGTTTTAATCGTGAAATAACTGCTGAAAAAATGAGTGAAAGAGCTTTACGTAATGACCCTCAAGGTAGAGGATTTCATGGTGGAGACCCAGAATACGACCCTCGTGTGGTAACTGGAGACCCTTATGAAATTAAAGGTAGAGAAGGTATAAATAAGTATGGAACAAGACCAAAAATTTATAGAGCTATTGACCCGATAAGTGCTATTTTTTATGATAAATATACATTAAAAAATAATTTAGGTCAGTTTGGTAAAGGTTCTCCTGCTATACGTGGGGGATATATGTCGGGAACTGATGAGTTGTTATTATCTTCTACTAAAGATGATTCTATGAAAGAAATAACAGAGCCACATGAATATATGCATAGAGGAATGTTAAGTCTAGGATTAACAGAAGAAGAAGAACATGTTTATATTGATGAAGTTATCGCTAAAAGAGAAAAAGAAAAATTTCAAAATAAGATAAAAAACATGAGCAGTGAAGAGTTAGCAGAATATAGAGAGACACTTATAAAACAAAGAGATGAACTTCTTCGACAACAAGAACAAAAACAATAATAATTTTAAATTAATATGGGATTTCCATTTGAAATAGTAACAATGTTAGCATCTACAGTGCTTGGTGGAGTGATGAGTATTTGGTCTGAAAGTCGTAAGGCTAAAGCAGAAGCTCAAAAACTTCTTATAACTCGTGGTGAGTTTGACATGAAAGCTAAGAAGCAATCACTTGACCATGGGTTAAAAGATAAAGGATTTGCATGGACTAGAAGAATTATAGCATTAACATCAGTCTTTGCTATTGTTCTTTTACCAAAACTTGTAGCTGTTTATTATCCTACTGTAGATGTTACTGTAGGTTATACAAATTGGAATCCGGGCTTTTTGTTTTTTAAACCCGGTAGAGAAGTATTTGAATGGGTAACTTTTCAAGGACTTGTAATTACACAATTAGACACTAACTTAGTATCAGCTATTATTGGCATGTACTTTGGTGGTAGTTTAGCAAAAGGAAGATAATGGACTCTAGAGACTTTATGACCATCTTAGAAACTGTAGGTATTCCTGCAGCTTTTGCAGTTGCTGCTGGATGGATGGTATATAAATTATTTAATGCTTTAATAAATGATGTACATAAAAAGTTAGATACACAGCACGGTATGATAGTTGCATTAATAGATAGAGTAAGACAAATGGACAATGATATGATACGTATAGACTCTATGGTAAGAACAGCTATGGGTATACAAGTAGACGTAGATAGATTAGCGAGAGCAGATGGAAAGAAAGACCAGAGAAAAGATTAATGAACTTAAATGATTTAGAAAAAGTACATCCTATGAAGCAGATTACAGTTGCTTCTATAGTACAAGTATTAGTATTTGGATTTATGTTGTTGATGTTTTGGATAAACGATAAAATATTATGAAATTAGTACCTACATTTAAAAGTGATAAAGCCTCAAGGAACTGCAAGTTTTGTATGTTCTTTTGGTCTATGTTAATAATATTCTGGTCTGTTGGAAGTATTGCAGATGAGATAGTATTTAAATTTAAGAGTCCTAGCTTTAGTGGTATTGGTGCATCATCACATTATTTGACAATACAAAACCAAGAGTTTAATCGTAAAGAAGCATTGAAGGCAGAGATTAAAGCACTTCAAGACCAGATAGAAAGAGATAAAGAGAATACAACACTTGCAAGATTTATAAGAAATTTAGAGTCTAGAATATATGCACAATTATCTAGACAGTTAGTAGAAAATTTATTTGGTGAAACTCCAAGTGATAGTGGTGTACTAGAATTAGAGGGCAACAGAATAGAATATAGTGTTGTCGATGGAATAATAACTTTAAATATAACGGACAGTGATGGTAATACAACGACTATATCTTTGCCTGTTGGTGATTTTTATTTCTAGTTGTGCAGTATTAAATAAGAATCAAGATTTAGTATTAACACAAGATATTAAAGCTAGTTCAACATTAGACTTACAATCAGAAGAATTAAAAAACTTACCAAGTGCAAAAGCAAGACCAACTATAGCTATATACCCTAATAGCTTTAGAGACTTAACAGGTCAACGTAGAAGTAATAGTTCGTTTGCTTTGTTTAGTACAGCTATTACACAAGCTCCTGAAGCATTTTTAATTAGAGCTTTTAAACATGCAGCAGGTGGTGAATTTTTTAGAGTAGTAGAACGTGTAGGTTTAGATGACCTAACAAAAGAAAGACAGTTAATTAGAAGTACTCGTAAAGAATTTAAAGAAGATAACAAAATGAAACCTTTGCTATTTGCAGGGTTATTGGTTCAGGGAGGAGTTGTTAGTTATGAGGCTAACCTCAAATCTGGAGGTGCTGGTGCTAGATATCTAGGTATAGGTAATAGTAAACAGTATAGAGAAGATACAGTTACTATATCATTGCGATTAGTTTCTGTATCAACTGGAGAAGTGTTGATGGAAACTTTAGTTTCTAAAAGCATTATATCTACAAGTGTTTCTCAGGATGTGTTTCGTTTTATAGAAGCCGGTACTGAACTGGTAGAAATAGAAGGAGGAGTTGCTGAGAACGAAAGTGTTTCTATAGCTTTACAAAAAGCAATAGAGACTGGAGTATTAAATATAATATATACAGGAATAGAGAGAGGCTATTGGGAATATGAAAACATTAAAATTGATGAGCCTAGTTGTGATGACGAGTGCATCGCTACTATACGGGGCTGATAACGAAATATATGTTGACCAATCAGGTGCTACAGCTAATATAGATTTAGAGCAGTTAGGTTCAGGCAATATCATAGGTGGATTACAGTCTGCTGCAGGAAGCATGAATGCATTAGATTTAGATGGTCTTAATTTAACTTTAGATATAAATCAAATAGGAAATACTAATAAATTTTTAGGAGATATTTATGGTGATTCTATAACAGGATTTTTTGAGTTTGATGGTGATAGTAATACATTTACTATACAAGGAGACCCAACAAATACTTTTGGTATTGATAACTCTAATTATAATGTTGATGTTACTGGGGGTTCTAATACATTTACTTTAGACCATGGTACAACTGCATTGGCTGCAACATTAGATTTAGATTGGATTGTCAATGGTGATAGTAACACATTTGATTTTGATATAAACTATGATGGTGCTACTAACTATGTTGATGTAGATGGAGATGATAACACTGTAAACTTTACAGGTTCAGGATATGCAGGTGGATATTTTTATCTTGACCAAACAGGTGATAACAGAACTTTTAACATTCAACAACTGAGTACACAAGACAATGACTGGCTTAAAATTTTATCTAATGGTAATAATGGTACTGTTTGTGTCATTCAAAACGACCAAGGTACAAGCACAAGCTGCTAATATTGGAAACATAACAGAACTTAATGGAGCTGGTAGAGTAGTCAGGGATGACACTTTTCAAGCTGCATTAGATTTTAACATAGAAAGTTACGATAATGTCCAAACTTCTAACGGAAGGCTGGGCATTACTTTTTTAGATGACAGTCAAGTTAGACTTACTGAACATTCTGAATTAATAATAGATGAGTTTATATACGACCCCGACCCATCTAAATCTAAGATGGCACTTCAGTTTGCCAGTGGTACTGCAAGATTTATCACTGGTAAATTAGCTACAATAGATAAAGAAAATATACTAATACAAACTCCTAGTGCTACGATAGGTATTCGTGGTACAGATTTTACAGTTACTGTAGATGAATTAGGTAGAAGTTTAGTTATATTATTACCAGACGATGATGGTCTTCCAAGTGGAGAGATAGTTGTCGCAACAGCTATGGGGCAGGTAACACTTAACAAGCCTTACCAAGCTACAACAGTTTCAATGTACGAGACTGAACCAACCAAACCCGTTATCCTTGACTTGACTCTTGAGTTAATTGATAACATGTTAATAGTAAATGCACCGAAGGAAGTACAAGAGAATGAACAAGGAGAAGATGGAGGGAGTAGCACTAGCATTCTTGATGTTGATTTCCTTGAGTTTGATGATTTAGAAGTAGATTATCTTGCAGAAGATGAGCTAGAGTTTACAGAACTAGATATCAATTACCTTGATGTAAACTTTCTTGAAGACTTGTTAGATATCATAGAAGATGTAAATGAGTTAGACCAGACTGAAACACTTTTAAAAACTGATATAGATTTAAAAGGAACAAAAGTTGGATATGATTCTGAGACACAGATTAATACTTTTATAACTGATAATATTATTACGTTTTATAAAACTTTAGAAGATACGATACGTTTAGACTTAGACAAACAGAATGCTTATACTGTTATCTTAATTCAAAACGGTAAAAGTACACAGATAATAGTTAATGGTGGAGGAGACTCTACTATAAAAATTACACAGGATAATTAGTATGAAATATTTGTTTTTACTTTTACTATCATTAAATTTAAAATCTGAGCTAGACTTAACAATACCTGAACAACCTCCTGCATATATCCCACCTAAAAAAGAATTTCTTTTTAATGTAGGAGATTACAACGAGCCTCCAACAAAAAATCAAATAATACTCTTTTGGACTCTAAATGCTTTAGATGTTTATACAACTATAGAAGGAACAAAAAAACCTGACGTATATGAAAAAAATTTTTTACTTCCTAAGAAACCAAAACTAGAGGAGCTATTATTACATAAAGCAATAGTGGCTGGATTTATTTCTAAAAATTCTAGTAAAAAATACATGACAGGTATAAATATAACTTTAACACTTGTAGTCATAAACAATTATGAGATTATGAAATGAAGTGGTCATCCTTACTATTAGCTTTACTAACACTACCATTACTATTTAATAGTGTCCCACTAGAAGTACTAAGACTCAAAACCTTTGATGCTCTTGTACCTCAACAAAATGCTACCGGACACTTTACAATCCTTAACATTACTGAACAAGACCTAGACGATATGGGAGGATATCCTTTACCTCGTCAAAACTTAGCAAAGATTCACAACGATATAATAAATGTAGGTGCGTATGGCGTAGGTTGGGTTATGTTATTTCCACACAAAGATAGAATGGGTGGAGATGATGAGTTTGCTAAAGCCTTACAAAGTTCTGCAAGTGTTATCGCTATGCCAGAAGTAAACAATAATAGTTATCCTGCTACACACGGTACAGTTATCAAAGGACCAATAGTATCCTTACCAAAAGCTCAAGGATTTTTAGAGAACATAGATGTTTTAAAACAGTCAGCTAGTCAAGGTGCTATCTCTGCACCAGTAGATGTAGATAATTTAGTAAGGCGTATACCTTTACTACAACAAACAGATAATGGGTGGGTTGCTTCTTTTGGAACGGAAGTTTTAAAAATACTAGGAGGTGGTCGTACTTATCAGATTGTAACAAATCTGAATGGAATAGAACAGGTTAGAGTAAGAGGTATTCCACCCGTTTCTACAGATAGTCTTGGTCGTAAATGGATTAGTTGGGTAGATACACCACAGATAACTTTACAAGAGCTTGACAAGGTTGAATCTACTTTTGTATTTGTAGGATTCACAGCTAAAGGAATATCACCACAAGTTGCAACACCAGTTGGATTATTAGAACCACATAAAATACAAGCAGCTCTATCAGAAAGTATGTTGATGGACACACCTTACATACCTGATTATAGGTTAGTAGTAGAACTATTATTATTATTAGTCTGTGGCTTCCTCACAGCTCTTCTAATAGCACGATTAGGTATCACATGGGGTATTGTATCAGTTGGTTCTTTGATGGCAGGAACAGGGTACTTTGGATATAGTGTCATACAAAGTAACATACTCATAGATGTGACTTGGACTTTAATAAGTATGACACTTATTGCTACGTTACAATTTTATTTAAACTTTAGAACTCAATACAAACTTAGACAACAAATCAAGAAACAATTTGAACATTACCTTGACCCAAGACAAGTAAAACAATTACAAGATAATCCAGAGCTTCTGAAGTTAGGCGGAGAACGAAGACGTTGTACGTTTTTATTTACAGATGTTCGTGGCTTTACAAGTTTGTCAGAACGATTAGAACCTGAACAAGTTACAGAGATTATGAATAAAGCATTAACGATACAAGCTGATGCGGTTAAAAAGTATGACGGTATGGTAGATAAATATATTGGTGATGCAATGATGGCTATATTTAATGCACCAATAGATGTTCCTGAACACGAGACCAAAGCCATCCAAGCAGCATTACAGATACACCGAGATATGGAAGAAGCACAATTAGGAATCGAAATAGGAATAGGTATAAATACAGGAGAAGCAGTAGTAGGGAATATGGGAAGTGAAACACGGTTTGATTATTCTGCAATAGGTGATGCTGTCAATCTAGCTGCAAGACTAGAGAGTTCTACTAAAGAAGTTGGAGAAGATATTGTAATAGGGTATACCACAGCTATGAACTCTGATATACCCACTCGTTATTTAGACCCTATAAAAGTAAAGGGTAAAAAAGATGAGATAATTATTTACACTATTCAAGAGCATTAAGTTCTCTTTGAAAGTAATCGTGTAAGTTTTCTAATTTAGCTTTACCGTTTCTAATAATAGTTCTCATAAGAGGTCTATCATCAGGAGGAAATACTTCATCAACCATATCCTCTGGTAACATACTAAACTCTGTCATTATTTTATTATCTCTTGTTAAGACAATCTTGAAACTAACTAGGTTAGCTTCTTGTTTATTAATCATGGGACTCCTCTAAATTTGTAAATTTAATATTGTCCTGTCTACCTCTTAGCCCTGCCTTCATGTAGGTAGTAGCCCTACCTTCAAAAAAGTTCTGGTGTTCTACTCCGGTAACTTCATCAATCCAACCAAGAGGATTTTCTCTTTGGTCATAGTTAGTCTTAAGACCAAGTTGAAGTAACCTTCTATCAGCTATGTATCTATTGTAAGCATACATATCTTTTTTAGTTAGTCCTTGAATATCTCCCATATCAAAAACTAAATCTAAAAACTTATCTTCAAGCTCTACCATATGTCTACATATCTCATATAGTTCTTTCTTGAAATCATCTGTCCATATTTCTATGTTCTCTTTTATAAACTCTCTGAATAACTTTGTCATTGCTTCAACGTGCATAGACTCATCACGTATAGAATAGGTAACTATCTGACCCATACCTTTCATCTTACCGAACCTTGGAAAGTTTAATAAGATTGCAAAGCTACTAAACAACTGTAGTCCTTCTGTAAAAGCTGAATAAACTGCTAAAGTTTTTGCAATACTTTCTTTCTTAGCTTTGGTAGGTTTAAAGTTACCAACATAATCATGCTTGTCTGACATCTCTTCATACTCTGCAAAAGCTTTGTACTCTATCTCAGGCATTCCAACTGTATCAAGTAATAAGCTATAAGCATGTTGATGTATTGATTCCATGTTTGCAAACGAACCCATCATCATTCTTGCTTCAGGCTTTTTAAAGATAGGCATATACTTATCTATATATCCTGCACCTACATCCACATCTGACTGAGTAAACAATCTAAATATTTGTGTAAGTAAATTCTTTTCTTTGTCTGTTAGTTCTTGCCAATCCTTAACATCTGTATGTAACGGTACAGATTCTGGCATCCAATGCATTTGATTCTGCAGTACATAGTAGTCAAACATCCATGGATATTCAAATGGTTTGTAGTAGTCTCTCGTATTTAATAAGCTCATAATTATCCCTCACATGCGATACATTCTGTATCTTCTAAATTTATTCTTGGTACTTTAACATTTACATTTTCTACTGTACGAGCAGCATTAGAACGGAAATAGTAAAGCGATTTAAGTTTGTTCATACCATACCAATGAACATCATTTACGTACTGCATATATTCATCATGTACTTCTTGAGGTTCTGTTGCTTTTGGTAAAGTAAAGAACAGGTTGACAGACTGTGCCTGACACACAAACTCCTGTCGTTTTGCAGCATGTTCAACAATCCATATTTGATTTATCTCATTAGCTGTTTTAAATATTTCTTTCTCATCATCAGTAAGTATATCTAAGTGTTGAACAGAACCATCACTACCTGATATATCTTTCCAAAGATTCTCTAACTCTTTACCTTTCAATCCTTTAGATTTTAAAAGCTTTTCAAGGTATTTATTTTTTACTTGATAGCTTCCGGATAAAGTTTTGTGAGTATAGCAGTTAGCACGATAAGGCTCAATGCTAGGAGAAGTCCCACTACAAATGATACCGCTACTAGCATTAGGAGCAATAGCAAGGAGATTAGCATTCCGCTTACCGCTACCATGGATATCAGGAGCCTCACCCCTTTCAATAGCCAACTCTTTAGTTGCTTCTGTCGCTTTGAGTTTAATGTAAGTAAATGCCTTAAAGTTAAACCCAGTTGCGTAAATGCCCTCAAAAGGAAGTGACCTACGTTGAAGATAAGCATGGAAACCCATAGCACCAAGACCGAGACTTCTTTCTCGATACGCTGAGTAGGCACTCTTGGTAAAGCCTTCTTTACCTTCTTTAACATATTTTTGAAAGCGTTTAAAATTCGCACTATATTCTCCTAGTTGTGTTGTATCTATTGCATTGTCAATATAATGTTGGATTATATTATCAAGCATGGTTATTAAATCTTGTATAAAGTTATCGTCCTTTGACCAGTCATCAAAGTGTTCTAAGTTTACAGAAGACAAACAACATACTGCTGTTCTTTCTTCATCAGTTGGTAAAGTTATTTCAGAACATAAGTTACTTTGACGTATCTTAAGTCCTAAATCTTTTTGTGCTTTAGGTAAAGCTTCGTTACACTTATCAATATTGACCATGTAAGGCTCACCTGTTTCAGCTCTAGCATTTATTATCTGCCACCATAGTTCTCTAGCATTGATAGTCTTAACAGCTTCATTAGTCTTAGGGTCAATCAATCTCCAGTCTTCATCATTTTGTACAGCTTGTAAAAATGCATTGGTAATATTTATACCGTTGTGAAGATTAAGATTCTTTCTGTTTATATCTCCACCAGATTCTTTTCTCATGTTAATAAACTCTTCAATCTCCGGATGAGATATGTCCATGTAAGCTGCATAAGAACCACGTCTTGTTGTGCCTTGATTAAAGGCTAACATCTGTGAGTCTACTACGTGGATGAAAGGAATAGAACCAGTAGAACGACTGCCATGAGTAGTTGAAATACCGTTGCTCCTAATATCGCCCCAATATCCACCAATGCCTCCACCCGAACTTGCCAACCATATGTTCTCATCATAGTGAGCAGATAAACCACCCCTGCTGTCAGGAACATAATTGAGAAAACAACTGATAGGAAGCCCACGAGTGGTACCCCCGTTACTAAGAATAGGAGTGCTGAACATGAACCAACGAGAGGAAGCGTAGTTATAAAGTCTTTGAGCCAACTCAAAATCGGTCTCCCCTTTGAATGTTGCTCCGAAGACGGAGGCTCTTGCGAATGCTTCTTGTGCATGTGTTTCTCCTTCCCAAAAATATCTATCTTTGAGTGTGTCTAAACTAAATTTATCAAATGTCTTTTCTTTGTCATAGTCTATTTCAATTCCTAAGTAAGGCTTAGTTCCTATCTTATCTTCAACCATTGTCTTGTTCCTTATTGTTTACGTAGATTGCTATTATAGCATAGTGTATTATTTTATATAAGTCTAAGTTGTTCTTTCCGTCTTTCTTTCCAAACCTCATAGCATACTTCATAATGTTTCCAAGACAGAATCCTTCTCCGTATCCAGAATCAATTATCATATCAGTTGCTTGGTACTTACCGTTAGCATAGTGTTGAGCATATGTATTACCTACGTATGCTTTTAGTTCATTTAGTATTTTATCTTCGTTAAATTTATAATTCACTTTTCCATTCCTCCGGTAATGTCTCTTCACTATACCATGTAAAATTATTTGTCTCTGCCCATTCAGCATGAGTTCTTTTTGTTTTATCTTTTCTTACCTTTGCACCCGGCATAGGTGAGTAAGGTTTTTGAAAAAGAAAAACTAACTCATAATTATCAGGTAATGCTTTTCTAATATGTAAGTACTTACTATACTCTGCATAGTCCCAGAACCTACCTTTAGCTTCTAGTAATATTGTTTTACCATCTATAACTTTTACAAAGTCTGCTTCATACTTATGTTGAACAACATACTCTATAGTATCCCAATGATGTTTCCAATCCTTGAGAAGTGTTTGATGTATATCATATTCCCAAGCACTATCGTATCCTTTAGGTACGTTAATCTTTTTGGGTCTTGGCTTTCTTGGTACTCTTCTAGGCATTCAAATCTTCCAAAGTAATGTTTGGATTATTCTTTACCTTTTTATAAAACCATCTAAGACTAAATGCACTTAACATAAATCTATTGTTAGCAAAGATATGTGTTTGTTCTGGTAGAAACTCATGTAAGTTTTTCTTAGTAATCTTAGTAGCATCTTCTCCTTCAGGCACCATAGTTCTTATCCAACTAATAAGAAGTTCTTCTGCTTTTCTTCTTAAGGCTTTTGCTTTTCTACCATTCATATCTGTGTTACCTCTATAACATTAGGTGGTTTAGGTACTTGAGTTAAGTATCTATAACCTGTTGAATATTTAAACACCCTTAAACCTTTACCATCGTTAGCATCTTTATGACATTCAAACTTATGTCTACAGTATACACAACCTCTAGCAAGTTTCATGTTACCAGACTTACCATCTGGTTCGTCATCATAACATTTATCAGGAGGAGTAGATAACTTAACAGCTTTTTTAATATCAGTTATTTTCTTTTTGATATTAGGCTTATCAAAGTTATCAGGTTTAAACATAGCTAACTCCCCAGACTCTTTGTTGAGAGCAAGGAAGCCACCGTTTTTAGTTCCTTCTGCTTGTTCGTATCCTGCAAGTTGAGCCATGTAACCAAAAGCATCATCCTCTGCTAGTGTCCCGTCTCTAAACTTTTTAAATGCAAAACCAGAAGCAGTCTTTACATCTACAACTTCTCCATCAATAACACAGTCCATGTGTCCTTTGATTCCGGATACAGTTATTTCTTTTTGTTCATTAGTAACTTCATGTCCAGATAACTTAACAAGAAATAAAACTATCTCTTCAAGTAAATGTCCATACAAGAACTTAATAAATGTAGGCGGAGAGATGACCTCTGTTGTATCAGATTCAGAGTTCATTTCGTACCACAATTGTCTAGGCTGTTTGCCTATGTTAGACATACGTAAGGCAGGTTTACCTCGTGGACTAGGGTGTGACCAAGAGTAGAGAATCTCTTTCATGGACTCTCCAAACTGTTCTATTGTGTCCTCATCTATGTCAAGATGTTCGCCTTTTCCTAAAGCCGACAATTTATTATATATATCTTCTACTAATGTGTCAAGTGTTTTTTTATTTTTTTTCATCTTCTGACTCCTTGAAAGCTTTAATTACATCTGATGAAAATAATTTTTGAAGACTAACAAGGAACATTCTACTAGCGTTGTGGTCTCCACCACATACAGTTTTAAAACTATCAAGCTCATCAACTATAGTTCTAAGTACATCTGTTTTAAATACTAATGTACAAAACTCATTGTCTCCTACACATAAATTATGAAACCAGTAATCTGATTCAGTTGCTCTGATACCAGATGGTTTACTCCATGATTCATATTCAATACATATGTTACCTGTCTTCATCCATGTATCTCTTTCTGATTTAACTTCTATCTTCTTACCTGTTAGCATGTCTGCTATCTTTTGTTCTCTTATCTCTCCATACTGTAAATCTAAATCAAATTTCTTTTGGTCTTTCTTAGTGGGTTTCACTCCAGTTGTCTCCTATTTTGTATTCGCCATCCAAAGGACAACGAAGATTAAAATGTTCTCCTGCTTTTACAATACTAGCTACAGCAAACTCTCCAACAAAATCAGCTTTATCTTCTGGTACTTCTATCTGCCATTCATCATGTATGTTAGCAACAAACTTATATTCTACTGCATTTAATTTTAATACGTTATCTAATAAAACTAATCCTTGTTTCATTATAATAGCACCTGCTCCTTGAAGTAAAGTATTCAAAGCTGAATGAGCATTACGTATATAAAGTTTTCTACCGTCTAATCCTTTGAGATAACCTTTTGCTGATGCTCTTTGTACTCTGTCTCTAAGAGCTTTAAATGTAGGTTTATTATCAAAGAAATATTGTCTAGCTCTTTTACCATCTGCTGTACTTCCTCCAACCACAGAGCCAAGCTTTTCATCTCCTGCTCCGTACATGAGGGCATAGATGAATGTCTTCGCCTTATCTCTTGATTCAAGCTGTGCAAGTTTTTGATTAGAGGTGTGTATGTCTCCGTTAATGATTTCATTTGTGTACTCCTCGTCATTCATATAATGAGCTAACATTCTAATCTCAAGACCAGAAGCATCAACTCCAAGTAAAACATTACCTTCTTCTACAGTCCAACATGCTCTACATTCTTTACCATAAGGACTATAGACTGCCGGTACCTGTGCCATGTTAGGATTTCTATGTGTCATCCTACCTGTGATAGCACCGTTAGGTATTACAAAGCCATGAACTCTTCCATCTTCTTGAACAGCTTCAACCCAAGAGTCAACTTGAGCTATACGTTTTTGAAGCAGTAAAAAGTCTGCTATAAGTTTGGCTTCGTGTATATGTGTGATTGCTGATAGAGTTTTCTCATCTACTATTGGTTGACCTGTAGGTGTAAACCTTTCTGGCTTCCAACCAAAGTCTACAAGATATTCTCCAATCTGTTTACGACTACCAAGATTAAAATCCTGTAGTGTTTGTCTCATAAAAGGTTCAAAGTTATTTGTATCTAAACATCTTTGATACTCATCATCTGTAAGTCCACGTTTAGATAAGTCTCCGTCTTTCTTTATGTAAGGTGTGACTAACTTATCATCTACCCATTTAGGTTTAAATGTATTATGAACTTCATCTTCAATGGCTTGTTTCTTTTCTCTTAGTTCAGCTAATAAAAGTTGAGCTTTCATTTCATCAAACTTGAATCCATTTAACTCTTGTTGTTTCATTATTCTAGCTATGTCTTGTTCTATAGATATAGACTGTTTAGAAAATCCTTTACTTTCTTCTCTAAGTTTCTTTAGAACTAAAGCATTGACTTGTACATCTCTAACACAATAGTCTAACATCTCTTTGGAATAGTTAAGATAGTCTGAGAACTCTATCTTATGGTAGCCTAATTTATATCCCCACTTCTCAAGGCTATGTCCACCTTCTCTGTTGGGATTAAATAACCTAGACAATACAAGCGTATCAATGACCGGTATCTTTGACAAGTCAACACCACCGAACTTCTCTACCATTGGTATATCAAATCCGATGATGTTATGTCCTATTAAAGTATCTGCATTAGATAACAGTTCATAACCTTCAGTCAATTTATCTGGTGGATATTTATATATCTTTCCAGAGTCCATATCTTGAGCAACTAAACAATGTATTAGGGTTGCTTTTAGGTCATCTGTTTCTATGTCAAATACTAAGTCCATTAAAATGCCTCGTCCAAACTATCATCAAAAGTAATATCTTCATCTGTTAGTTCAGATAGTCTGCCTGTCTCTGCATCATATATAACCCTACAAGCCATACCAACATCGCCTGTGTATCTTGATTTTAATATACGCATCTTTGTTGTTCTTGCTTCATCAGGGTCATCTGATTGTTGATTACGTTCTAATGCTATCACACAATCACTAAGTTGTCCAATACTATTAGAACCTCTTAGATGAGATAGAGATACTTCAATACCATTCTCATGTCCTTTGTTACCATCAACACGTCTCAAGTGTGAAACCAAAATGATTCCTGCACCTGTCTCTTCTACCAAACTTCTAAGCCTAGTCATAATTGTATCAATGGCACGTCTCTCATCTCCTTCATGCACAGCACTTACTAGCATGTGTAGATGGTCAACGACTACCCACTTACAATCACAACCTATAATCATAAATCTAAGTTTAGTAAAGATATCATCAATGTCATTAGTTCCAAAATGAGAATGAACCCATACTCTATTCTTATTCTCACCGTCATAAAGTATATCAAAGAACTTATCTAGTTCTTCTTTACTGAATCTATCTCTTACTTGGTCAACATATAATCTAGCATTAGCTTCAATGGATAAGATACCGTCAATAGTTCTTCTCCAATCTTCTTCTAATGCAATGATGCCTACATTATCTGTAGTGTTCTTGATAAGATGATGTTCAAGTTCACGTGTTACACTTGATTTACCAAGTCCTGTACCACCTGTAAGAGTTACAAGTTCACCTTGTCTAAGACCATAGAGTTTCTTATTCAGTCCTTCGTATGGGTAAGGTACACTTTCTTTTCTCTCACGATTGTGGAACTTCTCACGTTGTTCAGAAACATTTATAACACCAGAAGGTGTATAAACTTTACTAGCCCACCAAGCTTCAACAAACTCTTTATGTTTGTTATTTCTTAGCATGTCGTTAGGGTCTTTCCATCCGTTAGGTAAGGTAACTATCCTAGCCTTTCCGGGTTTGAAAAGTCTAGCAACTTTAATACTAGCTTCTTGTCCTGCCTTATCTTTATCAAAAGCAATGATGACGTTTTCAAAGTTATCAAAGAACTCTAAGCTTTCCTTGATGTCTCTTACTGCACCATTGGCACCACGTTTGATAGATACTACAGCCCACTTAGAACCAAGCAGTTCATAAGTAGCCATAGCATCACATTCCCCTTCAGTAACGGTAACATATTTACCGCCTTTGAAAAGTTGTTGACCAAACAATCCTGTATCGTTATAACTTCCAGAAACATAGAAGTCTTTATCTCTACAGTTCCTAGTCTTAGTAGCTGATAACTCATGCCCATTATAATAAGGATACAAATGCTTAACGACATTACCTTGTAAGTCGTGTACACATTTCACCCCATACTTCTGAGCAGTTTGTACAGAAATTTTTCTATCAGTTAATGCTGAAAACTTTCCTTCATCTACCATATCAGGTTGTTTAGTTGGTGTTGTTGTAACTGTTTGCATATCCTTTCCTCCACATGCTTTAGTATAGCTAGGCATAAACTCTCCACAGCTAAAGCATTTTGCTGAGTCATCTTCATTGATTCCTACAGCATCACTACTTCCGCAAAGTGGACAAGGTTGATGTAACTTATCCCAAGTTTTATCCATGTTAGCCCTCACTATGAATTAAGATTCGTCTGTTGACTCTTCTTCAGTTTCAGTTTCTTCTTGTTCAACTTTAGCTTCAGGACTATCCTTTAGCACAGCTTCAAGATTATTCTGATGTCCTTGTGAAGCAAAGTTCAAAGCTTCTACCAACACATTTAATGTACCTATCTTATTGATAGAAACACTTGCGTTAGTTCTCTTCTGTTCGTCTTCAATCATTGAAACATCATAGACTGATTCACCGTCATCATTTTTAATAGTAATAATCATAATTAAAACTCCTCGTTATCTGAACTAGGTTCAGTATATTCAACTAAATTAGTAACCTTTACAGCTATTAACTCTGCAAAAGTACCATACTTTCCTGTGTAAGGTTTAATTTTCACAGTAACTTCTGAGCCATTACCAACACTAATATCTAAATCGTTGCCATCGTTGTCAACTAATTTAGGTGCAGGATTGGTTGTCCCATCGTGTCTATCTACTTTTCTACTGAATGAGAAAGCAGGTTCATCATATTTAGGTTGACCATCTCTGGTTCTAACTCTTGATAAACCAAGACCTTCTAATCTAGTAGCAGTATCTTCGTCAGTCAGCACAACTATTCCGTACTTATGTGGTTCAAACTTAGTGTTTGGTGTGCTGATATTTGCCCACATAGCTTTGCCATCTACATACTCATACATATATTTGTACCTCCTATAGGTTTGTTTTTAGTATTAAGTGTTCGGAGTCTATCATACTTTTTGTTTTTGTGCAAGTCTTTTTGCTCTTCTTCTTGCATTGTTTCTATCTCGTGTAAATTGTATAGCACTCTGTAAATCTTCCCAGAGTTCATCAAGTACTTGTTTCTTTTGTTCTTTGTTAAGTCTTGTAATGATTTTGATATCAGACTTCTTAGGTATCCATGTATCCCAATAAGCTTTGTCCATGTCTTTCCATGTCCAACCTATCTGCCTGTCTAGTGTTGTTGATTTAAAATATAAATTCATATAACCCTCGTGTTAAAAGAGTAGCTAGTGAAGGCTACGGTGTAGTTCTTATCCTTCATTCATCCTTAACTTCTTCAAGGCGACCTAATCGTTCCAGAAAAGTTTTTACAAAGGCTCATATTCTAGCCACATGGATGAGTTTATTTTATTCTCAAAACCCATACCTGCTAAAGTAGAGAGCAACTAATTAGTGTGATGGACGATGGGTTCTAGCACTCATTCCAACCTTTATCTTACGACCACCTTTAAGGATTTTACAGTAAGCTCATCTAACACTAAACTTTTAAAATCAGTCTGGTTTTAGTGGCACTAGACCAGAAACTAGCACGATAAAATCGTATGCCTTCAGGTTCAGGAAGGTTAGTTGAGGGCTACACCCTTAGACATACCTTGAAAACAAGTGGCTATTATACCACACCTATCCCTCATTGTCAACCTTTAAATTTAATAACTTAACTTTATATATATCATCTTTCCAATTAACTTCGTAAGCCATTTGGTCTGTAGGATTATCGTGATTATATTTAATAACATAATCTTCCCATGCTCTAAACTCTTCCTTAGTCATTGGATTTAAAAAACCATCTATCATATTGTCCACCATATTGGTTTCTCCCTGTTCTTGTTCCATTGTGCGTAATGTTTCTCGTGTATCACATAGTCCCTGTATGCTACGATAGGGTCGCTATCTTTGTATACATCTGGCATAGCCTGTGCAAGTGGTGTCATACTTGTATGTGTAATGTTATCAGGCATCTTACTTAAAGGCTCTTCAAGTTTTATAATACTTGCATGAGTCTTACCATACCTGTAGTTGTATTCCATACCAAGTGCTAAGAAGTGTTGATACAACCATGAGTAATTACTGCTTGACTCTCTTGCCCAGATAGTACATGGATGATTCTTGTATGCAGTTTTGTAAAGTCCTACACTATCTGCATACTCATCACCGTCTAAAACTCTATGAGCTGTGCAAAGCATCTGAGCTGTTTCAAGTGGCATCTTCACTAACATCTTATCTGGCTGTGCTTCTGCTGATACAACCGGACACTCATCAAAATAAAATATGTTCATTACTTACTCCACGTTTCTTGTTCAATAAATTCTACTACCTTATTTCTAAGATTGCAAATACTATTGAACTGTGGATGTTCAATATCAATCTTACCAACTCCATACTT